TTACTTACCAACTTTCTTATTTCTTTCGCTCATTAAGTTATTAAATTCTGCTAAATCTTCATCTTTAATCATATCTCTAATAAAAGACCTTGCTCTACTCTTATACGTTGTATAGCGCACTTGTTCTTTATTGTTTTCTCTATACTTTTTATCAGCCTCTCTGTTGTAAACTGCTTTACGCTTCTTTTTTTCTTCTGTCATTGTCTTTTGTCTCCCTTATTAGCCAGTCTGCTCATCAACAGACTGGCTTTTTACATCTACATTCTTAACGTCATATCTAAATTATTACAACATTTTTTCACAATTTCTTTTGCTAGATTTTCATCTTTTCCCCTAGTCTCGCAACCTATCACATGCCCAGCGTCAAACATCATATATTCAAATACATGATACACAACGCCATTGATTTTTAACTCGTATTGCCAGCATTCAGTCATGCCATCTTCGTCTGGTATTTGAGTTTTTTGAGCTTTTATAGGCGCTTCTAAATGACTTAATAGCTCTTCTTGTTCTTGTTTCGCTGTCTCGTAAAGTTTGGCTAGCTGTTTTTGCTCTTCTTCTTTCTTTGCTTGTTGTTGTTTTCTTTTTTCGGCTTCTCTTTTTAAATATTCTTTAACATCTTCAGCATCTATTCTTAAGTCTTTTACTAAATGACTTTCTTTTATAAAACCGTTGGAGTTAGCTATACCCGCTCTTTCGAGCAGTTTTCTCACAACTGCATTTGTAGCATAAAAGCCTCTATGCCACTCATCATCGTCATATTCAACCTCAATAAGTAATTCACCAGATAAATATCTATTCTCTTCACTTTCTGACAAGCCCTCAAGGGTGTTAATAATTGCATTGTATTCGTCTTTTTCCAGCGCCCAGTAGTTTTCTCTTTCGCTATTTTTGAAATAAAATAATATTGCATACTTTAAGTTTGCTATTAGTGCTTTGCTTCTTACCTCTGCTTTTCGGCATTTTTCGCCGTTTACAACAGCAGTTAGGATATTTTTGTGAAAGTCATAAAACAATTCGATTTTGTTCCCATTTCTTTCTTTTTCAAAAATCTTTTGCATTTCAATCTTCTCCTTTTTTGTTTACTTCTTCGCTCATTTCTTGATTATATTATAACATAGCTGTACAACTATGTAAAGTATTTTTTATTATTTTTTAGACACAAAAAAAGAACCTCTTTTCTGATTAAAGAAAAGAGGCTCCAGGTGATGCTTTAATAATTTTTAAAAATCTACATTCCAAGCTGGAACAATTTAATGAATCTGAAACCATAAAAATTTATATTACAAGATGCTACTATTTTATAAAAATAGTAATGTAAATTTTATTCTTTGTCAATAAAAATAAAA